CCCTTCACACGCTACCCTATCAAACGCGGACGATAACAATCTCCGCTTTGCATGGTACGCCGGATATCGAGATGCATTCACCGATCTCTTTAAACTTACCAAGTTTCCCACGACCAAAACACAAACCACCAATACTGAATGGACTCACATAACGCCGAATCCGTAACGGAATCTCCAGCAATGGAGCAACTTCCAGATACCGCTGAACAGTCATCCTTTGCCGACGCGCTCGACGCTGCGTTCGCAAAACTTGACGTTTCATCCGGAGACCTGAACCCTGAACCAGTTGCCGCCCAACCGGAACCAGTTGCCGAGGAATCCTCGGAACCAGAGCCACAACAGACTGAAGAGACTTCCGAATCGGTAGAAGACGACCCGCTCGAACAGCTTACCGAAGATGTTGACTGGACTCCAAAGGCAGCCAACCGTTTCAAGCAGCTCAAGGAAGAACTCAAAGGCAGCCGTTCCGAACTGGAACAGCTGAGGCAGATCTCCAAGGAACAGGACGCGAAGCTACAAGAGCTTTCCGCGATCGCCGAGAACAAAGACATCGAGCAGCTCCAGAGCCGCTTGATGCAGTATGAACACGAACGGATGTTCACAAATCTTGAACAGACATCCGCTTACCAAGCATCTGTTACAAAGCCCCTCGGCGAACTTATGGGTTTGGCCGATCAAATCGCTGACAAATATGAAATCGATGCCAACGCACTGATTGACGTGCTCGCCCTCGGCGATGCCGATCAACAAGACGAACGACTCTCTGAACTTCTACCACACGCTTCCGAGCGGGACAAGGCACGGATCTACCGCATCATCGAAGAGATCGATCCGATCCTTGAGCGCCGTGCGTTACTTTACGAACACGTCAATGAAGCCGCAAAGGAAGCAGCGATGCTTGAAGAAGTTAAGAGTAAGCAGGAACTCGCAGATCGGGCACAGTTGCGCCAGAATGTGACACGCAATGTTGTGGAACGGATCACGGAGAAACTTCCGTTCGTCAAGACAATCGACGGGATCGATATCAACGCGATCCAAAACAAAGCCGCTTCGGTTGATCCTACAGTGATCCATCCGGTTGACTTCGCCTACAACGCGGTGTCGGCACAGTTGCTTCCTACTATCGTACGTGAATACGTTGGCCTCCGCAAAGAGATCGAAGCACTCACCGATAAGTTGGCCGAATATGATAACGCGGAGCCGAAGATGTCTGGTTCAACTAGTAGTGGTCCAAAACGATCTGGCGGCGAAGGCAACTTCATCGATGCTATCAATCGTGCGTTCGGAAGTTAATTGTTAAACGATTTTACAACAATGTTAAAAGGGGGTTGACACCAACCCCCTTTTTTCGTACATTATTCGCAACGACGATTTTGACGGTTGCTCTGGCCATTAAGCAGTTCTATTAGAAATCGCGATAAAGGGTCTGTGTGCCCAACAAACTAACCGCCTAACGGAAGATTGATTTGGCCGCTCTGTGCCACAAAACAGTTCTAATATGTTCAATCAAAAGTAAAGCAAACCAACACCAACCCCCCTTTTTCAACCCCAACTTTTTAATACTATGTCTACATTCGATCTCGGTTCCGCTGGAACCTCCGCAATTAACACTATCCTCGCCGAAGAGGCTAACCGCATCGGTCAGGATATCTACAAGCGTACCCTCCACACTTCTCCGTGGATGGATCTCGTTAAGCAGTCGGCCTTCCCCGAAGGTATGGGCTATCAATTGACCACCCTTGTTTATGACCGTGCGATCCCCGCTACTGCCACAACTGGTGGTACCGTTCAAGGCGTCACATGGAGCAACTTGGGCACACTCAACACCGACGCTAACGTGTTCGGCGTTTCTGGTCTCAACCAACCCCTCAAAGACGCTGCCGACGATGTCCAAGGCGCTCGCGGTACTGGTGCATCCGACAAGCGTTCGTATGTCCAGTTCAGCAAGCAACTCAAGAACTACAGCATCTCGCGTGCTGTTATCGAGTCGCCGAGGATCTCGCTCGAAGACCTCCGCTTTGCCGCGCACCGTCAAGAGCAGCTCCGCGCTATCCTCGACCTCCTCACCGAGTCGAGCCGCTACACATGGGAAAACCGTTACCGTGACGAGTACGAGAAGACCGCAGCGAACCTTGTTCCCTGCCTTGCTTCCGGCACTCCTATCGTGACTATTACCGACCAATCGCTCGGCACTCTGTTTGAAGGCAAGCAGATCACCGAAGTTGATTTCACCAACGACTTCGTGTCCAGTGGCTCAACAGACGACTATACCCCAACCGCCAACATCAGTAACAAGATCCTCGACACGCTGTACTTCCAGCTCGTCCGTAAAGGCGCTTCTGCTGAATCGTACGGCAAGGAAAACGGTCGTCCGGTCTTCGCGGTTGTCCTCAGCTCTGAGGCTTCCTACGCGCTGCAAACCGAAGCTGGCTTCCGCGACGACGTGCGTTACAACAACGCTAAAGTCTCGGAACTCATCGCTCCGCTCGGCGTCGAGAAGTCCTTCCGTGGTTTCTACCATCTGGTTGACGATCTCGCCCCGCGCTTCACGATCGCTTCCGGTGCTGTGACTCGCGTTCAGCCTTACACCGTTTCCAACGGCATCACCAGCTACAACCCTGCTTATGACTCGGCTGACTACGAAGCTGCATACATCATCCACCCGCAAGTGATGGAGTCGCAGATCCCGAACCCGATGTCGGGCTCGAACGGTCTGACCTTCAATCCCGTCAACTATCGTGGTGACTTCAAGTGGACCAACATCCTCAACGAAATCACCAACCCTGACGGCACGACTGGTTTCTTCCGTGGTATCCTTGCCAGCGCGACGAAGCCAATCAAGACTGAGTTGGGCTACGCGCTCCTGTTCAAACGGAACAGCGCAACCCCAGCTGCCTAATCAACCCGCTAGTGGTTCCGGTCTAATAGGCCGGAACCACTAGCACATCTCTTTACTACGATGCCTACACTAGACGACGCCCCAATTGTACCTAAACTCGCTGGTGCGAGTGTTGCACTCACCGATCTTGTTCAGATCTACGACGTGTCGGCACAACGCCCCAAGACCATCACGATCGCCGAACTGATCATCGCTCTCGATGCTCTCGATGCTAGCCAACTCGCTGATGATGCCTGATCCCCTAACCCTGAACCCTGCACCTTAAAAAGTGTAGGGTTCAGGCTTTCTTAATACCGCTTTCTATAGACTCAACTTTACATTACCGTGAAAAACCACATCCCAATTCCCGACGGCCTGAAACTGCCTAAAGACGCAGAGACCAAACCGTTTACCGCCGAAGTTGAGTTCCTCGCTATGGACGGCATGCTGATGCCCGTATCCGTAGCCGGAATGCCGCTCGCCTCAGAGAAGCCAGAGATGGAAGAAGAGGAGTACGAAGAAGGCGCTGAAGGCGAAGGCGAAATGGAAGAAGGCGCTGAAGGTGAAGCCAACGAAGAAGGCGGCGAGATGTGCGAGAAATGCGGCGGCGACAAAGCGAAATGCGGTTGCGGCAAGATGGGCAAGATGGGCAAAGAAAGCGCACCAGAAGGTGGCGGCTTCATGATCGCCATCGAACGCGCACTCGCACAGCCGAAGCGTTAAGCCTTGACACAGAGACGGCAAATAGCTATATTTGTCCACGATGTCAGCGGCTAACTACAACCTTTCCATCGCTTGCGGAGAGGACTTCAATTTCACGTTGCGGGTCCTCGACGCCTATGACGATCCTATTGATTTTAGTGGATCGACCTATATCGCAGAGATCCGCGAAGAGCACAAAAAGCCTCTGGTAGCTGCCTTTACCATTACCGAAGAAGGCGGCGGAACTATCAAGTTTTCCTTGACAGATGACCAGACAAAGCTCCTTAGCCCGACAAGACAGTACAAGTGGGACTTCTTCTGGACCCTATCAGGGGTAACAACTAAACTTCTTTACGGAACCGTTAATGCCGTAAGTAACATCAGCAACGTATAATGGCTAGTAACGAAACATCTAAGTATAAGTTGTCCGTCGTCGAAGGCACGGAGCTAAAGCTATCTTTGAACGGTGCCCAAGGACCAGCGGGTTCGGTAGGACCAGCCGGACCTACTGGTGGAGTGGGTCCAGCAGGACCACAAGGACCGTCAGGACTGTCATCCAGTACGTTCCCATATGTTGCGAAAACGACTTCGACGAGTGGAGATCCGTTGTCAACATTTATTACATGGGATCAGGCAGATCAAATTACTGCCTCTACTATTCGTGTTAGCCATATCGGATCTGACACCAATGACTACGATGTGTTGCTGTCTATTATTAAAGGTAACGACTATGTAATTATTCAGTCCAAGACAAACTCGAATAAGTATCAGAAGTTTTCCGTAACCGGAACCCCGACTATTGTACCCAATAGCTATATTGAGATTCCGGTAAGTAACGATTCTTTTGGGACAAGCCCAACAAACTTCTCAAACGGAGATCCTATTCTTTTAATTATCCAATCCGTCGGCCTAACTGGCGATCCAGCATTGCTTCTTGCTGGCGGAGCAATGGATACTGGTGCCATTATTACGCTCGACATAGCTCCTGATGGAAACGGATTTAGCACAGACTCTGAGGTCGCTGGTTGGGGTTTCGGCGTTCAACAAAAAGAAAACGGAGTAAACACTGATGTAGCAGCATACGTTGATATATACGGCTTTCACGCCGATGATTCCACTACCTCAACTTCAACGGATCTCTCAAGTATCGGACTTACTTTTGACAACGGCTCAAGCGTCAGTAAAGGAACTACCGATGCTGGTTTAGGTGGCAGCAAAGGCGTAGCTCTCAAATGCTCGTTATCCTATGAACTCAAGTGGGACGCCGGACGCTTGTACACAATGGAGCCTGACGGCTTTGAGATACGTCGCGTCGATCATTGTGGCACTACTACACCAACGGCTACCGACGACAGCACAAAAGGATTTGTTGTTGGGTCTATCTGGACTCTGGATGACGGAAGTTCTTATAAATGTACTAGCGCCGCAGCTAATAATGCGACTTGGATCGACCATTTTACATTTACCATTGGGGACGGGCTGATTTTTAACCCCACAACAGATACTCTTTCCTGTAATACGAACATTGCACGACGAGCCGGAAACCAAACCTTTACTGGCGATAATACCTTCAGCGGGCAGGTTGAACTTACAGGACAGGCGTTGACCAACGGCACAAGCGCGGTTACCAGAGCTTTAGGTGACGCTCGTTACGGAGCTACCTATGTTGGAATAAAAGAAGAAAATGTAGAGTCTACTAACAATACCCCAATTAAACTTACTTCCGTAACTCTGCCTATTGGCATGTATCAAATAGATTGCTGTATTGCGGCTACCGCAGCCACAGCCAACGGCGGCTATGTTTTCGGATTAAGGGCCAACAACCCTATAAGAACTACACTATTTGAGCTTTACGGAGCTGAGTCCCTTGGCACAGCGAACGGCGTAGTTGCAAATGACAGCATAACAATTTCACAAAGAGTGGTAACGAGTACTACCTCTCTCACCCATAAAAGGCAGTTGATGGGACTTCTTGAGGTCGTTACAAATAACACAGAAGTGTCTATTGAGTTTTGTCAAAATGTAACTACTCCAGCGGTTCCGAACACTACTAGAAAACGGTCTTATATTATCGCTAGAAAAATAGCCTAACACTACTATGTCCCTACTCACACCAAAAACACAACTTGAACAAGACTTGGCCGCTAAGGACGAGTCCGTACTCCGCGCAGCCGAAGCCGCGAACCACCTTGCCGCTGTTCTTAAAAACGAGAACGAGCGGTTCTGGTCTTTGCCAACAGATCGTTTGCTCGCCGTTATGAATCACGATGTGCCGACCACACTGGCTACCTTTGAAGTGAACACCGCAACAGGCAACGCCCTTAACGCGACCCTTGACCAGCTCGCCCTACCACAGTTCCCGAACCGTGCACCCGTCACCGCTGGCCGTGCCGACATCATGTTTAACGGCACAGCCTTTGAGTATGTGGCACCGCCAACGCCAGAGCCAGAGCCAGAGCCAGCCGACGCTTAACCTTGACCCCCAACCCCAATCCTGTAGACTAACCCTAATGGCCACACTGGACGACATCAATACTCTGCCTGAAGCCAGATTCCTTACTCTGGACGACAAGATGGCTATTGCCGAACAGGGTGATCGTCGTTCGCCAAAGCGTATTAGTGTCGGCCAGCTTACTACTCTTATGGAGTTGGGCAATCCCGCCAGAGGTCAGGTCAGTGTGCAGAATAACACCACCGAAACCAACATTATTACACAAAACGAATTTGTCGAAGCGGGCATTAACGGAACGCTAGACACCAGCACCGTTGTAAACTTCACGGCCCTTGCCGACGGCAGGATCGGATTGCGCTACACTGGCTCTGACAACAGAATCTTTTGGTGCTACGGAAGCTACGACGGTACTGGCGGGAATAACCACATGCTTGCCATCCGTTTGGCTAAGAACGGTGTCTCTATTCCAGAGACTGAGTGCCGCGCATTCACTGCCAGCAACTCGCAGGAAGCCAAACTGGTTTGTTCGTGGATGATTGAGTTAGCCACTAACGACACCCTTTCTATTGTTTTGGCCAACGCCAGCAACACCCACGACATTTTAATTAAACGCGGCAGAGTTGTCGCAAACGCTATTTCCTAATGTTAGCCGCCAACTACGATATCACGATTGATCGTGCAGCTGAGTACAAGTTTGTTCTGACTCTTCAGAACCAGCTGGAGCAGCCGATTGATCTCGACCCGCCAGCCGCAGATCCTTATGCGTTCTACGCAGATGTCCGCGAGACGGCTACGAAGAAAGAGATCGTGTCGTTTTCGGCGACTATCCTCAACGGCGGTGATAACGGTCAAGTATCTTTCAATCTCTCTGAGGCCAGCACGCTATTGCTGAAGCCGTCCACAGATTACGAGTACGACATCTTCATGCAGCGCGGCGGCGTTATGGAACGTCTTATTTACGGCTCTGTTACAGTACGCGCCAACATTACCAAAGGATCGCCAGTAGACCCAACCCCTTAATACAATGCCCTCAGACACTTATATCCTGACTATCTCAGACGCTGGCGTCAGCATCCCATCTGACCACGCAAGCACCCATCTTACTGGCGGCAGCGACGCGATTCCGATAGCCTCTACCATCACTAGCGGCCTAATGAGCCCGACCATTTTCGACCAGCACGTTGTTAACACTGCTAAGGTTCCCAACAAAACACATACAGGAGATGTTACTGATACTAACGGTGCACTAACCGTTAATAAGATTAAAGGCGTTGATATCTCTACTTTCCCAAATAACTCTATCTTAAAAACTACAACTGGTGGTATTGTTGCCCCCGCTGTTGCTGGAGATTTCCCGATTCTTAACCAGAGTACCATTGGAAACGCCAATACGGCTACTTTTGCCACAACTGCTGGATCTGCAACTACAGCTACTACAGCCACTACAGCCAATATGGCTACTTTGGCTACTACAACTACCAATATTGCTGGAGGTTCCATTGGATCTGTTCCGTATCAATCAGCCAGCGGAACGACTTCCTTGTTGGGTGCCGGAACATCTGGCTACGTGCTTACTGCAAACGGTACATCTTCCGCCCCATCTTGGTCTCCAATTAACTTGTCTGCTGACGTCGGCGGTACTCTTCCCGTCGGCAAAGGCGGTACTGGTCTTACGACTATTACAGGATATGTAAAAGGTACTGGAACTTCTGCGCTGTCCACTAGCCCGACAGTTCCGGTTGCAGATATTTCTGGAACCCTTCCAGTAGCCAACGGAGGCACTGGCGCGGTAACACTTACTGGTTATGTGAAAGGAACGGGAACTACTGCGATGACCGCCGCCGCAACAGTTCCGGTTGCGGATATATCTGGAACCCTTCCAGTAGCCAACGGTGGTACTGGTCTCACGACGATTACTGGTTACGTGAAAGGCACTGGAACTGCTGCACTATCCACTAGCGAAACAATTCCAGTTGCAGATATTTCCGGCACCCTTCCAATTGCTAACGGCGGTACTGGCAGAACATCATTTTCTTCTGGTTATGTTAAATCGGATGGCACTGTACTATCAACTTCAGCTACGATACCCGTATCCGATATTAGTGGTCTTGTGCCTTCTCCAATAGATCTGTCCAGCTCAAGCAATATCGGAATTCTTCCAGTAGTTAAAGGAGGCACTGGTCTTACAACAGCGCCACGCGGTGAGATTTATCTTGCGACAGAGTTAGACATTGGCGACGACACGTACTTTCCGAATGGGACTTATAAACCAATCCCTACTGGTGGTACTATTGCCCATAATGTCGGTACTGTTGTTGGTACATCTACTGTGGACTATATCGAAACATATCCAACTGTTATACAAAGAAATACTTTTTCTATTAAAAACACATCCGGTTCGACCAGAGTATTTTTGGTAACAGCCAGCATTGCGATTAGAAGGGGTTTCTATGTTGCGGGTTATAATAACGCATACGGGATTAAACTTTTCAGCGGAGCTAGTGGTTCCTTATCGGAGGTCACTGGATCTATGTCTCATGGCGTTCTTACTAATACTTCAAGCGATGAAGAGATGCGCGGGTTTCTAAGCATTACTAAGTTAGTAACACTCAGCAATGACCATGAGATTGCTCCTTACATAGCAGACATAAGTAGTAATCTTGATACATTGTTTATTACCAACGCCGTCTTGACAGCCGTAGCCGTAATCTAATATGCCCATATCCCAACTACCTCAAGCTCCGTACAGGCAAGACCGTCGGGTCTATCCGACGCCAATTATCGGCGACGTCCTGTTTAGTGAAGTACGTGACTGCACCCGCTCCGAGATTCCTGAATACGGGACAGCTCATCCTAATTCAGGAAAATGGCCAGACCACAAGCTGGTCTTTGTTAAGACGGTAGATATTGAGCGAGACGGCATCTTTGAGTTCTTCTATGCAGCAGAGCGTGAGAATCAGGATCTCTACAACTTTTCCTTCGGCAATAAAGTTATTGGCAATCGGGAGTTCCGTACGGTTACGCGTACATATGTTACTCTGCGGGAGAACTTTAAGCCAGTCGATATCGAATTTGGCACGCCGATGCCGGATACTCCAGAAGGCAAGTTCGACGGCGTAAGCTATGTGTTCTACGACAAAGAACAACAGAATACGCAGCAGGAAGAACTCAATTCTCTCTTTGTGGTCGAAGCACACAGCTACGTTGAGGCCGCCGTACTCGATGAGCAACTGTCTCTTTCCGTCGAAAAGCAAGACCCGCTGCCGCCAAAGTTTCGTGTGTTGTCGCCGACGACTACGACTGAAGAATTGGCAGAGGGCGAAGTGACAACGCCGACCCTTATTGGCGACCAGCTCGCAGCTACTGAGGACCAGATCAATACGAATCTAAAACGAAAGCGTACTGTAAAGCGGTCATCTGCTGAAAACATCGGATCACTTAGCGGCAAGCAAGTCACCAATGTACTGCAAGTTGCAGACGTAGTCGAGACCATCGTTCCAGACGGCACGACGATTGAGGCTTCAGCACTAACGGTCGATGGTTCAGTCGAGCCTCTCGGCAATGGACAAAGCCTCCAGCGTGTCATCACAGCACCCGAACTATTTAAAGCCGAGTCGTTCTCAGCGGAAAAACCTGATCTGGTTCCCCCAAAGTTTCGGGCAATTGTACCGACCACAACAGAAGATATCAACGAAATTGGAACAGCGCAGAAACCAGTTTTAAGTGTCGGCGAGCTTTCGGCCACTGAACAACAGCAAAATAAATTTGTAAAGCGGAAGAGCAAAACCAAAAGAGATGTCACGACTCTCCCCAAATCTTTGACGCAGACAGCAACTTCTAGCGAAAAGCAAATCGTAGCCGTTACTGAAACGCTTCAGGTTGGGGATACCACTCAGAAACCGTCAGCTACTGTTGATATCGAAAGCGAAGCATTGGGTGACGGCACATATGTGGTTAGAAAGACTGAAGTTCCAAAAGTTTTTGGCGCAGGATCCTCGACGCAGGAGATATTAAAAAACATACCGGATAAATTTTTAGGCCCCCTTGTCGAGTCGCAGTTTAACGCTGCAAATAGTTCAGCTCCAATAAACGCTCCAAATGCTGTATCAATAGGCAGTAAACAGATAAATGAATTTGTATCTAGGCTAGAGATCACCTCAGCGCCTCAATACACAACATCTTTAACTGGAAAACAGGCTTACGTCGGCGGAGCCGAAGCTGAAATTAAAGAGGAGATATCCAATTATGCTGACATAGAAACAGGATATTTAGTTGAACAGTCATCGTCTACACCACTTGGCGGGGGTAAATATTTAAATCAAACTATTAAAGTAAAAGAGTGGCCTCCTCTGGTTTCTGCTGTGTGGGACGACACAATGAACGCTCTTTCGATACAGAGACAAACTGTTAAGGATAGCAAAACCCTAAGCGAACTTGAAATTCCTGACACTTCTTCGTCGAAATCATACAAAGCCGTAAACAAAGATAAGACAATTCTTGTCGAGGATTTTGCACCTAAGGAGATTGATGAATATCTATCCCTTACAAAGACTAGAATAAATTTAAACCTCCCACAAGTACTGAAAAAAATTGAGGTACTCTGGGAAAAGAATAAGTCTGAGGGAGAGTATACGGAAAACGGCGTAGACAATGTAGAGGGTATCGACGATGGATCTGTTAGCGTAACAACTTCCGGAAGTGTTTCGGCATCTGCATCGGTGCAACCAGTATTAGATATCCAAATGGAACAGGTATGGTCTAGCGATATAATCGCTACAAATTATTTCTATTTCGTCCAAAAGCCAGAGGAATATCTTTCGGAACTAAATCGACTTTTAGGGGCCAGAAGTTTTCCAACAGCTTCTGGCGGGAACAATGCTTTAAAGGCCCCTGAAAATGTAGAAGAGTGGCCCGTATTTAAAACAAAAACATTTTCTTTAACGGTAGTTGGCAACTCAATTGAGCTTACTGCTAGGTTTACGAAGAGCAGATCTAAGTCTATCTCTATAGATAGAGAAGCCGTCGGCAATACCGATGGAGAGGGCTCTTCGTATAAATATGTCAACAACATAGACACAGTACGGATAGGTCCGTGTCTCTGCTATGATATTACAATAGACGGTGCGCGCCAAGAAGAAACGGCTAAAATTACTGGTCCGAACTATGTCCGAGAGCGGAACGCTTATGGTTACATAAAGCCCACTTTTTTAGAGAGGACTTCTCAATACGATATTCCAAGGTACGGATTATACGCTGTTGACTCTCGGATAGAGCCCTATAAGTGGGGCTACTATAAGGTAGTTACGACAGTAGTAGATGCAGATCAATTTGATTATGACAATGAATTTGAATAGTCTTAAATAATAACATCATAGAATAAAATCGCATGCCTGATCAATATCAAGAACCCAACCCTAACTCTAGTTCTAATTTTTTTGATGCTTCAAATGGTCAAGTTCAACAAGACTTATTTGGCACAATGCGGGAATCTTTAGAGAACCGAAGAGCTAGCAATAATAGTAATAACTTGATAAATTTTTATTTAGATGATCCCATAAAAATAAAAAGAACTACTACAACGGCGACTGAGGGGGACTCCTCGCCAGTAGAATCTAGGGCCGAGGCTAAACTAAACGCGGCTTTTGTCGTCTGGAAGGATGGACAGGTGGGTACTATGGTCGTGGATACCCCATTCGGGTTTAAGTAAATTTAACTATAATACTGCCAACCCCTCGCTCCGTTTGCATAAGTTACGAGACGTTTTTTCAGGGAAGTGGGTGGCGCTATTATTGAAGAAGTAATTTGAGGCCCCCCACCAAAATAAGTGGAACCCGCCATTGCATTGCTGAAGTTAGGAACTCCGTAAGGTTTTGTGGTATCCGCCATGTATTTTCCTGCTTGGGCATTCGTAAGATTTATGTTTGCTTGAGCTGGTGCCGTGTATCCGTAAGTTTCTGCGGTATCCGCCATGTATTTTCCTGATTGGGCATTCGTAAGATTTATGTTCGCTCTAGCAGGTGCCGTGTATCCGTAAGTTTCTGCGGTATCCGCCGTGTATTTTCCTGCTTGGGCATTCGTAAGATTTATGTTCGCTCTAGCGGGTGCCGTGTAGCCGTATTCTGATGCTGCTTCAGCCCGCAGTTTTTCTGCTTGGGCTTGAGTGAGTCCGACGTTAGCCATTCCTGACGGCGTCATGCCCCACTCTGTCGCAGTCTCAGCGAACAGCTTACCGGATTGAGCGCCGAGAAGTCCTGTTTGGGCTCTCATCTCGGCGATCTCGTACGGAGTTAGTGCTGAGACTCTCGATGCTTGAGCTTGGCTCAGCCCTGCGCTGGCCATGCTCGCAGCTGCTGATCCCGAAGCAGACTGAGCTTGGGCGCTCATTAACCCCTGTTCAAAGGGCGTCATGGCAAACATTTTTTCAGTTTCTCCAGTTGTTTTTGCAACATCTGCCGCTCTCTGCTGCCTACTTAGATCACGCGCCATCCTTATGTGGCTTAAAAAATCTTCGCTAAACCCCATTCGATCTGATGCCGACGATTGGTAAGGCTGCCACATGCCGCCAGCGGGGGGAGCGAATGTCTGGCCACCCTGATAAAAAGAAGGATCAAGCTGTGGGGGACCGTAGTTTGAGGATCTATTTTCGGGGGGTACGTATGCTAGAGCCATGATTTTTAAGGGTTGGATTTTGAAAAGTAACCTATTATCCTGTTGCCGTCAAGCTAATACGCCTTGCGAGTCCATGTCAGGTTCCCAAAGAAACTTGGAGATCCGGATGGTTGTGGGGATCCAGAATAGAACGGGCTGCCGTCAGCTTTTGGCGGTGGGGGTTTGTATCCAGCGGGCAGCTCAAAGTAATCGTTGATATTTTGATTTTTACCACCACCAGCAGGGTACGCTGCGCTCGGCGAACCCATGCCACCAGCAGGATATGCTGCGCTCGGCGAACCCATGCCGCCAGCGGGGAAAGTAGATGTCTGGTTTCCTTGATAAAAAGAAGAATCGAGTTGCGGGGGGCGGCTAAAAGAAAACGCTCTGGCCGAAGATAAGAGATCTTCATTTGAACTCGTTCTGCCATAAGGGCCGAAGAATGTAGTCTTAATTCCGGCGCTCGACGAAGATGGAGTGGGGGGCCCCCATGATTGAAAGCTATTGTTTGGCCCATAAAAACGAGGGTTTTGTGCGGGCGTTTCGGGTAGACTCGATTTAGACTCGTTTTCGCTCTTCTGGAGTTGCCGAGATTTTTGTCGCTGTAAATCTAATGAGTATTGATTCGCATAATATTTTTCGCGAGCCGCATAATCAACCCCACCCGATGAAACTAAAGGAGGCACCCCCGACGGCGTGAATGGTTTATACGATGTGTGCCCCTTAAGATTCACCTGTGCTGGAGAATACATATTTTCGTACGATTCAATTATTTTATTTTTCCATGCCATATCTTATTGGGTTAGTTGGGATCCCGAAAAGTAACTGATTACGGCGCTGCCGTCAAGTGTATTTTATGGTTGACGCGCCACATAATCCCTCTATCCTTGAAGAAATGCCCAACACTACTTTTTTAATAACACCCGTCGGGGACGACCTTTCAATGATCCCTGACAGTACTTTTAGTAATTTACAATTGGAAGGAAGATTAGCTGGTTCATCTTTGGATAGCGCAACCGATTGGCTATTTAATTTAAAAAAAATTTGCGTTGTGGAGAAAAGCGAATCAAACTGCTGGAGGGGCCTTTATAGTACAACTTATGGTATAGACGACCATTCGGCATATAGTTCACCAGTAACTGAATTAACCGCAGAGGGTTTGAAGACTATTCCGGTAAACCCCCATAGTTATTCTTTAGTAAGTGACCCTCTAAATACAGGAGCAGCACCGAATCAAATAACTGGCAGTAAATTAGGAACGTTTTTTCATCACAAAGGTAGCTGGTATTCTGGATTTGATGGGGATTGGGGGGAACTACCGCTTAGCGAAGTTACTCTTCAGTATCCAAATTTAAAACTCTCTGCTGACTCCTCATTTGAAGGTTATATCAAGAAAGAAATACGTGCAATTGAGAGGTTCTACCCAAATAATTTCGGACAAGGAGATGCAAATGAATGCCGATGTAGCGGGTGTGTATTGCCAGAACCAATAAGAGACTACGCAGATGTCTCGGCTGGAAGTTTATACTCTTCATCTAAAACATATTTTGTTTATACTATGAGTGCTCCAGCATTGCTGAGTTTCTCCTTCTCTGGCGGCCTTGTTGGTAGTATAACCGTATCTTCTAATACAGGGCAGTCTTCCACAGTATCAAAACCAAAGAAGAATGAGAGTGTAAGCGGCACGCTTCTAGTAGCAAAAAACGCTGAATCAATAACTGTCAGCATACAGGGGAGTAATACTAATACATCAGGCACAGTATATTCGTCTTATATTGTATCTTGCGGAACTGACTCTGGCCCCCCATAAAACATATTGTGAGTATGGAATATCAATTATTTTCGATCGACGATCTTAAAGCCGCCTCAATCAACAGGCCAGAAGGGTACTATGAAGAAGTACTATCTCTTTGTATTCAAGAAGGAGATCTATTAAAAATGCCTTTTAAAGAGTGGGTTGACATGAGAAATAAATATGGGCCCAGAGAAAACAATCTTGATAACGAATCGTTCGACCCGCCGCAATTAAAAGACATGGCTAAGTCTGTAACTAAAAGTATGGTGAATTGGGCTGGCTCTGGTTTCAAGATAGCTCCAAAAGAAGTCTACCATAATCGGTTAGACGAGTGTAAAGCATGCCCACATTGGGATTCCGAGGCCCTCGGAAATACTGGACAGTGTAAAATTTGCGGCTGTTCTACTGTCGCAAAGCTGCGGCTTGCTACTGAAAAGTGTCCTATTGGCAAGTGGTAGACCGTACTTGACCAGTGACCCCTTTTCCTGTACACTGAGCCTATGCCAGCCATGACTGTAAAGTCCCTATCTGATCAGCTGTCGAGCTACTGTTCGCCTGACCAGCGGTTTTTGCCTGTTCTGAATCTCGTCCTGCCACGGCTCTACGCTATGGGCTACTGGCGGGATCTCTGCTACGAGCTGGAGATCACGACCAGCAACGGCTACTTCTCCCTTCCGTCTGACGCCGAATCCATCATGTGCGCCACAGTGGACGGCACCCCAAAGAATCTCTGGTCCCAATGGCACGACTACAAAGTCGGCGGGATCCCCAACAGCTACAGCGCCTATCCGATCTTCGGGATCGTGGACGACGGCTACGGGCCAGCTGTGGAAGTAATCCCGAACGACGCTAACCATTCTGTCCGTCTGGAGCCACTCTCGCCCAACACGACTCTGCCGAACGACGGCTCCGTTTATGTAGAATATGAGCGGGAAAGTGGCGCGAAAGGCAACTATCTATTCGAGATCAACAACTCTGCCGCGATGACGATGCCACACACCGACGTCCGTAAGATCACGGATATCCGGTTCCAAGGCATTCCGGTTAAGGTGAGGCTCGAAGCGTTTAAAACATCTGACTCGACTATAGTCTACACACTGGCTGAAGGACGCGGTGATTTCGTTGCCCGCTACCGCCGCTACCGCACCAGTACTCCATCAAACGGAGATACCCAAAAGGTCTTCTTGCTTCTGAAACGGGCATTCGTTCCGTTGATGGAAGAGACCGATATCGTTTATTTGGGCAACGTGAACGCGATCAAGTGCGCGATTCTGGCCACCACTGCTGAGGACAACGCCGACATCGAACGCTCCGGATACCACTGGCAAGTCTGCCGCCAGCTGCTGGAAGAGGAGAAAGATGCTTCAAGAGGCGGTGCCCGACAAGTCTTTACCATCGACCCCTATTCCGGAAACGGGACCCCATACAACATGTACTAACCGATATGCTGCACGACCACTTAGCCACTGACATCTCAAACAGCCCTATGTGGTCCTATACAAACGGGATTACTGGTGCAATTGCCTCTTCTCTAGCCGTGATTACCACTTTCCAAGAACAACTCGACTGGTGGGTACGCTTTAGCGGCAGTGTTATTTTGCTTGCAATCAGTGCCGTTTCACTGTACAACATGGTTAGCCAGCTCATTATGAAATGGCGCAATAAGAAAAAACCATAACCCCATAGACCTATGCTCAGAACAACAGTACTCGGAATCTTGACCATCGTTGCCACCGTCTCGAATGTCGGCATCCAAATCCTCAAAGGAGGTGCGCCTGATTTTGTTGGCGCATTTGCCGCTGTCACGGCTGGCATTGGCTTGATCAAGGCCAAAGACGCCAAGTAACTCCTACACAGAGGTATTCACCGCATGCCCAAAAAGATCGCCATTTGTGTTGGCCATAGCCGATCCGGCGATAAAGGCGCGGTGAATACCAACTGCGTTACGGAGTGGGCGTTCAACAAACCGCTTGCAGAACGCACAGCGGAACTTTTGCGTGATGCCAAACACGACGTCAAAGTCTGGTCCGAATACGGGGGCTCCGGCTACAGCAGCGCGATGAGCTGGATCGCTGAACAGATTAGAGACTTCAACGCCGACGTAGCTATCGAGCTGCATTTCAATTCGGCTGGTCCGACGGCAACCGGATACGAGTTCCTCCACTGGCACCGCTCTGGCAGATCCGCCAGACTGGCATCCTGTTTCCACTTTGCCTTTAAGAAGTACTTCCCCAAAAGCAAGTCCAGAGGTCTGAAGGCTATCGCCAGTGGGGACAGAGGATCCGCTTTCCTACAACGCACCCACTGCCCTTCGGCTATCCTTGAGCCCTACTTCGGCAGCAATGTCGATGAAACCACTTTCTATTCCGCCCGTCGCGAAGAGCTGGCCAGAGCCTACGCAGACGCCATTATGAGCTGGCTATCCGCAGAGAAACCATGACACCAGCCAAATCCAAATCACAGAAACAAGTCGCTTACTTGCTCTCCAAAGTCAGCCCGCTCTCCAAAAAGGAGCAGGGCAAACTTAAAGGCGAGCTTCACAGCGGAGCCGTTAAAGTTAAAAAGTGAGCAATAGGTCAAGCACAAGTTGACCTATTCAACCAATCTTAAACATATGGAAAACGAAAAGCTAGTATCTGACTCGTTTGAAGTTATTCGCAAACACGAAGGCTTTAAGTCGGAACCGTACCAAGACACCGGAAAAAAATGGACTGTCGGAATTGGAACTTTAATTGGTAGGGGAACTGACGCAGATCTAAAGGCCAGCCCGTTTTACAAAAAGAAGATCGACGAAGCTACGGCTAAACAAATTGCTTTGGGGGATATCAGTAAAAAGATTGACCTTACCAAACGTCTCTTGGGGCCGGAAGTATTCGATTCCTTTTCCCCGAAACTCCAAGCCCAAATAGTTAGTGGGGCTTACCGTGGCGATATTACGGGATCTCCGAAAGCGTTGAGCTTTCTCAAAGAAGGTAAGTTCCAAGAAGCGGCTAAAGAGTATTTGGATAATAAAGAATACAAAGCGGCTAAAGCAAGCAAGTCTGGCGTAGCCGGACGGATGGAAGAAGTCGCCTCCACGATTGCGGCTGAGAGGCCAAAAAACTTTTCCGGTACAATAAAAGATGAGGAGCCAAAAAACTTCGCTGATGCAGTTGAGTATCGATTCCTTCAAAATAAAATTTTACCATAACTTACAGTGAAGAACAAATGGCCAAAGACCATCATGGTAGCGGGAAGACGGGTACGCCTGATCTTCTGCGATCTTGATGATACCTACGGCCAGTATAAGCACGATCTCAAGACGATTGAGATTAGCCGTGCTATTCCGGATTCTTCCAAATTGATTACTATCCGACACGAACTGATGGAGGCAGCGTTGCTTCTTTCCGGTGTTGGATTCGCTGATCGCTATGAGCAAGAGCCAATAGTTCGATGTATGGAGGAGATCTTCTTTCCGGCATGGGACACCTTCTTGAAACGTATTGCAAAATCTAATGCCTGAACAATTTAAGCCAGTGATGGGCGGTAAGTTTATTGAGTTCCGCCCTTCCGGTGAGGACTTTAAACTGGCCGCTGAACGATCCGAACGGATGGGAGTCTTAGCAAATTCCTACACCAGAGGTGCCGGAAGGATGGCCGGAATGCTCGGCGAGATCGCGATGGAGAGATTCCTCGGAGATCAGATCAATCACTGCGGCGAGCTTTCAAAAAGCTACGACCTTATCACTCATTCTGGCATCTCTATCGAAGTCAAAACAAAGACGGCTAGAGCTATCCCAAAGCCGGAGTATTCTGCTTCGGTCGAGCTGAAGAAGACCCACATGTTCGAGAACGACTTGTTTGTCTTTCTCCGATGCCACGACTCATTGGTTAAGCTGTGGCTTCTCGGATGGGTTAAGACCGATTCCTTTAAGCGGAGAGCCGACTTCAAAAAAGCAGGTGAACCCGACGGGGATAACGGGTTCACCTACCGTGTGGATGGTTATCACATCCCGATATCGAAGCTCAAGAAGATGGAGGATCTCCAAAGCTATCTTGGCTCCTGCTGATATCGTACTTCGGATCAAGGTTGACTTCCCACACCTTCCCGCCCCCTTGGCCGAATGAACGGACAGGACGGACATGGGTGTTGCTACGGAAAGCCTCTTCCATTGTGGCCATGCCGCGTCGGACAAACTCAAGGTTTCCTGACATGCCGACGGCACGCCCGTTGTTGAGGTCGTGTAGAGCGACTTGGAACTCAGTAAGTGTGCCCGTCCAGTGGGTAAGCTCCTTGTTGTAATCCCGCAGACGCTTGACAAAGAACTCGACCAACTCCGCTACGGAGGAACGGCTTGAGTTGTCGTAGGCGGCTGAGGCAATTGTCTCATCGATATAGCTCTTAACTCCGAAACGGCTGGCGTCATCGATCTCGGCGGGAACGTCCCAATCCAAAAGCCACTTGGCAAAGTATGGGAGTTCGGCAGAGATAATCTGTTCCAGTTTTCCGTTTGGAGGGAAGTTGCTTGTCGCCTTACCGCTGATCCGCAACGCCATCAACTTGTCCCTGTTACTTGAATCCAGAGACGGGATCACGGAGAGGCTGTTCGCGTCCATGTTGAGCGAGAAGATCACCCGTCCGGTCCACGGGACTGAGATGGCGTCCACATACTTGGCATGGTACTCGATCCTCGGATTGGCGACGGCACGCTTGATGAGTTCGGTAGCCTTACGCTGATCCTGAAAGGACGCAGCCGACGTTGTGTCGTCGATGACCCAAGCGGCAACACGCGCCAAGTCCTTGTTGAATTTCGTCTGTCCGGATAGGTAGTCCGAAGCGTCCGCATATCCACCGACCAGCTGAGAGATGACCCTATTGGACAGAAGTGACTTGCCTTTATTTGTTGGGCCGACCAGTAGCATAGCCTGTCCCTGCACGAATTGTCGGTTAAGGACGGCTGAGTAGAATCTCTTGAGCCACGCGTACAGATACTCAACAGTCGGCCTGTTTCCCGCATTGTGGAACAGCTGGCCAAGCCATTGGTTGATGAACGGCCAGTTTGCCGGATCGCCGTTGTCGGCTGGCTCTACCGGATTGATGTTCGCATTGTTCAGGATTCGGTGACTGTTGTATGTCACGACGCGGTCCTTGGAGAAAACCACTGGCGCGATCTCGTCGATGCGGTTCTGGTTGTTGATCACAAGGATTGCGGCTTCCAGTTCGGAGAGCGGCTGGCCCTTCTTCGCCTTCGGGTTAAAGCCAAACTGGCGTAGTTCGAGGATCAACTGGTCTTTCGGGATATCGACGGCTGTGCTGTGGAGCAACTTGAAGTGAGACTTCCCGTTGAACCAATACTGATCCAAAAGATTTCCGAGCTTCTTCTGTTCGTATTCTTGGACGAACTTGGCTCCGAGGATTTCTCGCCACGAAACAAATCCCTTTCCAGCACGGTCGCTGTAGCAGACCACACCGTCTTCGACGATCTGGCACCCTTCACGGCTGATGCCGTCATCGATCCAGAACAGCGGTCCGCGTACCCCGATATCGAATTCACCGACCCAACGGTTTGGGAATTGTTTCTGTACCTCAGCGCCGATGACATCCATAGGGATGGAGGTCTCGCTGGTCTGTGGCGGCTTTTCTTTAGCGGCCTTCATGAGCGCCGTTTGGTAGATGGCGGACGAAGTCTTGCCCCCGATCTGAACCCAATCTTCTCCGAGTTCAAAGTATTGGTTTGGCTTGAGCGATGTGGCATCGAATCCGGCAAAGATGCGGTCGAGCTTGAGTGAGTCCTTCATGTGTTTCATGAAGACTTCAAACATCTCTAGTGTGATCGGCAGGCGGTCTTCAAATTCCCACACAAGACGGATATATCCCGAATGGGTTTTGGATCGCCACGTCGGCATCTTGTCTCCGCACTTCATCTTGATCGCGTTGTCAACGGCGTCCCAATCAACTGGAGCGTCATAGTCTGCGACGATGCCATAGATAGCCGCCGGAGGGTTATCGTTGCTAACTCTCTTCGATGGGGCGTCGCCCTCTACGGTGCTATAGAATACGTGGTCTGTGTCGTTGTCAGAACACCATGTTCTATATGCCGCTTTGTTTTTATGTTCTGGTTTTTTCTTTTTAAGTTTGCTCAGATCTGAAGATTTAGAAGCAGCAGACGAGCGTAGGTTCTTGATGTATCGGTATGTCATTTTGTGTATTTAGTAAGAATTGATCCTTCAGCAGAAAGCGGGATATCGGGGATCCAATCCGGAGGAGTGGACATGATCTCGATCACGCGCTGGAGATCCACGTTAGCAGTTTCTTCTGGAACTTCCAGCACTACTTCATCGTGGACGTGGAAAATAATTTTCAAGCCAGCATCGTGGATCCGGCAAAGCATGTCGCAGAAAACGTCTCTGGCAAGGGCTTGGCTGGCGTTCTCCGCCAGAAGACCGCCATAGACTTTGACAGGCATTTTCTTGGAATGCTTGTTCATCATCGCAACATATTGTATACGGCCTTTATGGGGCACAGCCTGTAGATGGCCGTAGTTCAGGGATCTGCCAGATGGGAGCTGTATCGAAAACTCATCCTCTTGCTGTTTCGAGAGACCCATGTTCTCGTTGTATGTCCTCCAAAGCCCGACGACTTTCTTCATCTTTGTCCGGTACAGGTTTACCGCGCCTTCGGCTTCGGTGAGATTCATCTTGGAGATCATGGAGAACTTTTCCGGACCGCAGCCGTAGCCGCAGCCGAGGACGATTGCCTTGACCATATGACGGGTTTTCGGATCAAGGTCGCGCATCGATCCTTTGTCCTTATCCCACAGCCCGAAACGGACGGCAAACGCTTGGTAGATATCGTCGCTCGCGGCGATCTCTGCCATTGTATCTTTGTCTTCTGCCAACCAGCATAGAGTGCGTACCTCAATCTGCGACAGGTCAACAGCGAGCAGTCTGGTTCCTTTGGCTGGCGCGATAAGCGATCGAAGGTCAACTCCGAACATCTCGCCACGCGGTAGGTTCTGTAGGTTTAGATTCCCTCCGGATCCAGAAAAGCGTCCGGTGTGTGCTCCGAAATACATGAGCCCGCCGTAGAATCTTCCGTCGTCCATTGTCGCTTTGTCGAACGATTCGAGTTTGCGCTTGAGAGAGTTGATCCGCCTGAAGTTACGGACAGCGTTGATCCAAGGGTATTGTTCACTATTGGTGTCCAAGAACTCGTTCGCTTCGTCGCTGTCCAGAGCAAGGCTTGCCGGAGGTTCCAAACCATTCTTACGGCATTCGTCATTGAACGCGATGCGGCTCAAGACGGGCTTCTCTCCGACCCAAGGAATCGATTCTTCGGTATTGAATAGCGTTTGGTTGATATCTGCCATGCTCTTCTGAAGCAGCTCAGTATCAATCGGGATGCCATTGAATACGGCGGATCGGTTAACGAAACTGATTCTGCGTTCGCGTTCCGACCATTTGTCTGACAGGCGTTGCCACAGCTCCAAACAGTACTCGGAGTCTTTAATCGCGTATTCGATGACTTCTTTCTGGAACTCATCTGTCATGGAGGACCACTTCTTCCCGCTCATGTTATCACGGGTTGACTTGTCCACAGTTATTCCAAGGACGACAGCGGAAGCATTTTTAAGGCTCCTTGGAAGTCCGAGGCAAGCGACCATATCGGCGGTGCAGTGCCACTCTGCAAAATCGACTGACGGCCACCACTTGTTCTCCACACCGAAGTAATAGAGGTGTTGGTCGAACGAAGCGTTATGGGAAAGGATGCGTTGGCCATTAAGTACGGTCCAATCAAAGTCGGCTGGAGAGCCACAGAATCTAGTCCCTTCGTCTCCGACAACGGATACCATGTAGGCATCGAAGTTAGGGTGTGAAAAATAACCTCTCGGCCCCAAGGTAGTGATCGAACACTGTTTGTCGTAGTACGACTCGAAATCTAATGCGTATGTATTCATATTGTTTTTAGGCAAAAAGATACCCCACGCACAGCGTTCGCTAATAAACGAACGGGGGGAGCTGTGCGCGGGGTGGTTTTTTATTGATCGAACTTAACGACGTTTTGCGGCGTCTCTAGTTCAAACTCCAGTTGTTCTGGAATGCTTGTCAAGGCAACGTCCATTGCTTCGACAAAGGCGGCGATACGATCCCGTTGTGCAGTGAGCTTCTCAATGTTTTCACTGAGTTCTGCAATAACTTTGGATGCGTGTTCAATTTCTTGGCGGATGATTTCGTGATGAGTCATGGTATCAGGCGTTAAAGGATGAGAGGAATTCAGCAACTGCTTTCGGCGTCTGGTTGTTAGTCGCCTTCAGCGTGGGGATATACCAACTGTATTTACCCTTTTCCATGAGCTGAGTCTGGAAGTCCCAGACGCGGCTTTGGATCGGAGTATTACGGTTGAAGACCGCAAAGGTAGCAAGACATTTGAATGTCCGCCTGTATGCGTCTTTTGCTGCATACAATTTGGCCAATGCATAGTTATCGTCTCCGATAGGGAATGCATAAGCGTCTTCGTCTACAGCTCCTTCTGGTTGCTTGAACAGCAAGATGATGTCAGCGAATTCAAGAATGGGCCATTCCGAATCCAGTGCCAATCTTTTTGCGTCATCCGGATTTGATGCGATACGGGGGATGCCGTCCGAATCAAATGGGATGTCTTCCTTCCATGCCTTCGTCGCGGATACAACGATAGCCTCACCAGTTTCTTCCGGCTTGAGCAGGACATGCTTTTTATCCAACACAAGGCTTCCGGTAGGAGCATCGATGTCGGAGATTTTTTGAACGACATTGACACGTGGGATGTCGATGTCACGCGAGTCAATCATCAGGCCACTTTGGTTGCTGATGATTCCAGTGTTTTGTGCCATTAGCATTTCGGTTTCTTCACTCATATTATTATGGTTTCTAGCTTCTATGTTTGTTGTTTGTTGTCAGGACAGCGTGTATCGCGGTTCGGACGTTTCGATGATGCCAGCATTTTGACAGGCGTCAACAAAATCTTGAGATATTTTTTTCTTTTCTAATTTTTCCACGTTAGCCGCAACTGCTTTGGCTAACTTATTAACGGACAGGGTAGCCTCTTGGATAATGTCTTCCGGAGAAAGGCCGAACTCTAGAGCGACAGAAACGGCTGTTGAGTTGTCTACGATCTTCTTTGTCGATCCCATCGAGCGGAGCCGGAGGGAGGGGAACTCGGTCCCGTTCTTCGCGAGTTCAACAGTTCTGGAGCGGAGTCGCTCAGACCAGTTCGAGACGACCTTAGCAACGGCCCACAGTTCTTCCAGCACCACTGGATCTTCGGTGTTCTCGATGTCCACATCGGGAATCTGAGGGTCGATCTTTCTGGCTACCTCTAGTACCAATCCGCCAAGGGCTGGACAGATATCTTCGTAACGGCAGAAGCGGCAGTTCGGGGTCGGAGTGAGGTCTTCCAGAGCTGGCTTGCCTCCGATCCATTTCGGTCGTGTCTTTTCCGCCTTGAGGATAACGATGCTCAGTTCGTCAATCAATCGATCGAGATCAGCCGCACGCGAGAAGGTGTGGTATAGAGACTGGTTGTGCTGTGGTACATAGAACACAAACGTAATCTCTTCAACGTCTGGAAATTTCTGGAACGCGCCGACGACATACGCCTTCGCTTGCCAGTTCCTTTCTGGTGGATCGATAATACTGATTCCGGTTTTATAATCCGCCATCACAGCGTTCCCGTTTGCAAGAATCAGGAATCGGTCACATGTACCCCACGTCTCTGTGCCGTTGAGGGATACAGTAACTTGGATCTCGTTGAACTCCTTAGCGATGCCGCTGAAGTTACCCAAAAACTCTGCCTCCATCGCCACGATCCTTTCATAGATGTCTAGCTCTTGCTCGTTGTGAAGAGCCGACGGATCAAAGATTTCCAACGCTTCATGGATTCGTGTTCCCATTTCGGCGGCGGCGTTAGTGCCTTCGCGTCCGTGGAATCCAGAACACTTTGATACGTACTTGAGGGACGATGGCGAGAACTCTGCGTGTCCACGTGAGCCGTGGTCTGGTTGCTTTTTCATATGTCAATGATCGTAACTTTGATATCCTTATCAACGGTGATTGAGACAATCTTCTTGTCTGGAAGTTTCGGGTGTAAGTCCCGAAGCGACGTACCGACTGAAATAAATGGACCGCCGGATGGATCGACGAAGTCAATCTCTGTCGAGTCCTCTTTATAACCCCACCGTACAATCGCGTGAACAAACGAGAGCAGATACTTTTTTGGCTTCAGCTTTGTCAGGGTACATGAATGGCCGTTACGGCCAATGATTTTAAATGGTTCAATTTTCTTTGTCATCTTTAATTTGTTGTATGAGTTCCTTGATTGCGGATTCTAGTAGGTTGATTTCTTCGGTTAGTTGTTTCGTGCTTCCAATTTTTTCTTTCTTTGCCCTCCTGAAGTACGCCTCTTTAAGGGCAGTCAATATCAGGTTTTGTGCTTCTAGTTTCGGTGTTTCTGTTTTCATAGAGAGTCTTGAGTACTTCGAGATGCTCCTCCTCTGTTGCCAGTAGGACGTCCACATCGGTAGTCATTGGGGAGCCCATCCTATTTGTGGGCATCCGTTTGTCAACGAGTTTTCGCAAAGCGTTTACCCAACGCACACGGAGCGCGTGGTTGTTGCGGTCGGTCAGGCCCAACTCTTCCTGCCGCTGCCGAATGCTGCGGAGCATCAGTGCCTCCGTTTTCCAGTGGGCCGCTTCCAGTTGGGCTTCCCGTTTGTCGGCAAGGATCTTTTCAATGGCTTCGTCTATGATGCTCATATGGTTAGTGTCTATTAGGCTAATCCAAGAGCTTTCATATAGGGGCTAACTTCTGCAAAAGGGACTCCTTCGACGAGAAGCTCTCCAGCCATTGCTTCGTAATCCAACGAGCCGTCCCCATTGGTTATGGGTGGCATCTCAGCAAAATACCTCAATGCCTCTTCCTTCGTTTTGGTGTTTGGTTCAGTTATCATGATTCCGATTGTCTGTCATCAGTTATTGTTTGGAATGGTAGTACTCAAGAAACTTCGGCAGTACTGGTATGATCCGTTCGACTGTCCAGAAGTCATTCTGGCACTTCGGACAGATCGGCTCCATGAGACGTTGTTCCGGCTTGTTGCCACGGCGTCCCTTTGTACCACAAATGATACAGGTGTACTTTCTAGAAGGGAGCGTCGTTGGATTGTCCATAGTGGTATCATTGTCCGCCGCGTCCATTGTAACGCTGAAATTTTTCAGTTGGTGATTCTGAGTTGTCGAGGAATCCTCGGCAACTGTCGCCGATGGGACGAGTAAGTTCTTCGGGCTCTTCGCGTTCCATCCAGAAGGTCTGCGCTTTTGTGGTTCTAGTAACTCCGACACACTTCAGGATCTCGAAGGTAGATTCTGGATGCTGTTCGGCAAGTCGAATCGATTCTTTTTGTGCTGAGATAACTGAGGGGTGTTTGATTTCTGGTCCTCTGTGTCCGTGTCTGTAAACGTAGTAGTATGGTTTCATAGTGTTAATTGTAGTTTTCTTCTCTGAAAAGTTCTTTGAAGTCGCGCACTGCTTCGCCTTTGTGGTGCACGAACAGGTCGTTGTACAAGC